GGAGAGAACTTATAACCGTTTAAATAATCTCTATAATTGTTAAACTAAACCAATGTCCAACATCAAACATGTATTTACTGTTGAACCTGATGATAGGCCTCCACCTAACTCGGATCCTAGTCCTGGTCAACTCGAAATAAATAAGATGGTTCAAGAATGGACTGCCAGACAAGCGAAAGAATTTTTCCGACCTGAAGAGTATGGAAGAGCTTTTGAGTTTCGACGATCTAAAAATGACGACGACGCTGTAATTCAAGATTACCTAAGAACTGAACAGCCAGAACATCCTATCCCTCGAGATGACAACTTTAATAAAGGATTACAATGGGTACGAAGCAGAATGAGACCTTCTCGTGTTCTACATCCTGTTGCATTTCCAGATTTAAGGTATTATCCAATAACTATCAACACTAATGTTGAAGCGCCTTGGAGTACTCAATCTTGGGAATTTATACCGAAAAGGAGAAATGTTGATTTAGAATCAACCATTCCTAGAGTATCAACCGGAACTGAAGATAAATATTATGTATTGTACGAAAGATATGAAGAATGGAGAAATAAACAGATGTTAGATTGGCTAGCTGGTGATTTAGATGTTAAACCAACTGGAAAGATACCAATTCAAACCTGGCTTGCTTGGAAACAGCAGCTTGATATTAATCAAGATAACCGCAGAATTAAGCATAACCTCTATCCTGAAATCTTCGAATATAACCGATTCCTAGTACATCAGATCAAAGATGGTGATTACCCTTTTTGGTCCAACGGACAACCACAGACCTATTATTGGAACACTGTTCACATGAGATCACACGTTGTGGGCCCAGACGAACCTGATAAAATCAGAGCCGTTTTTGGAGCTACATGGCTACTCTTAATGTGTGAACTAATGTTCATTTGGCCTTTACAATCTTGGTACGCTAATCATGAAGAACAAAGTAAAATACTTTGGGGACATGAGATAATGCGCGGAGGTTGGCGAAAGCTACAACAACAAGGTAATAGATGGGGATTGCCCAGTACTCTACTTTCAGTAGATTGGTCAGAATTTGACCGTCGGCTACTACACGAATTAATGTGCGAAGTCTTTGACATATGGAAGTCATACTTTGATTTTTCACACTATGAAGAAACTAGTTTTTACAATGGAACACGCTCTATAACTAATCCACATAGGATAAATAACCTTTGGAATTGGGTTTGTAATGCTATATTACATACACCAGCTCTACTACCGGATGGAAGAGCATGTACATGGACACGTAATGGATTTGGCTCTGGCTATCAGATGACACAACTGATGGATACCTTTGCTAACGCTATTATGATATGCACTTGCCTAACCGCAATGGGAGTTAACATTTTTGTAAAAGAATTTTGGATTCGTTTACAAGGTGATGACTCTATTGCCTCGTTCTTTGAACGAATGTTTCAAATTTATGGAACAAACTTCTTAGATATGTTAGCAGCTGCAGCCAAACACTACTTTAATGCAAAGTTAAGTCAGAAGAAATCTCGAATCTCATCAACGTTTGAAGGACAATACGTCCTTGGATATTTATGTAGAAGGGGATTACCTTATCGGACAACCGAAGACTTACTTTCGCATCTTTTGTATCCAGAATCAAGATTTGACAGTTTTGATAGAAAAGTGTCTGTAACAGTAGGCTTAGCCTACGCCACTTGTGGAACAAATTTACGAATGTATCAATTTTTAAAATTTATTTTTGAAAAGATGATGCAAAAAGGAGCTACACCGAATGACCGCTTTGTTCGGCACCTTAAACGCTCTGGTATGATAATGGAAACTGAATTTAATGTCAATGAATTTCCCATACGACTTAGAATGATTAGTTGGCTTTTATGCCCTTGGAAACGCCAAGACTATGAATTTCAAAAAGCCTGGCCAACAAAACCAGGATCAAGAAATAATTTTTATTTCTTAGAATCATAGGTTTAATTTTCTTACCTAGTTT